GGTTCATGCACGTCAGGGTAGACTTCCGACAGTCCTTAAACAGTCGGCATCATGTTCACCCTTCTCTCCACCCTCACCGCCCTTCTTGTCGGCGCTGCTGTGGACCGTGCCGTCTACCCTGACGTGCATGAACCCAGCCTCTACGAGAGAACAGGCTTGCCCCTCTTCCGCACCCTCCAGCAGTACCATGTGCTAGACGTGCTTGACGGAGTCGGCCTTCTGAACATTCTTGGCATTCCTGATGACTTCCAATACCAGGAACTTGCCCACAGCTGTCAGACCAGATATGACAATGACGCCACCACTCTCTACCTTCGCTCTTGGGAATTACCCCACCTCTCTCGCAGCCCCTTGCCATGGGTCTGCCAGAGATTAATGAGCAGAGGACATGTGAGTGAAGGCCGAGTCAGCCCACTTATTCTGGCCTTGACGGCACCCCTGCGGCTGGCACACTGGACACCGTCCATAGTTGCCTTCTCAGTTGCTACAATTGGGCTGATTAGCCTCTGTGCTGTAGCGGCTCTAGTGTGTTTCATCCGCAGGTACCGGTTGGTTGACCAAGTGTGTGACCGCCCTCCGTTTTCACACAGGGAGGTGCGAACGCTGCTGCAACGGCAGATCGACAGACGGGTTAAAGTCTCCGATGTCACCACTACTCCCACCGGTCACGAGCGCCTTGCCCACATCAGACGTGAGGTTGAGGGCGCTTGTCTTAGTGTGTTGTCCTCGATCAGCTCAAAGTTGAGGGATGTAGGTGGCTCCTTGAGCCGCAATGCCAGATTAGGCAAGAACCTGCATATTTGCTTCCCCAGCGTGGATGCCCTTGACAAGCTGAGAAAGGCTACTAATCCCACACCCGACAATGATGTTGGCCATCATCGCGGAGAGGACTGCCCTCATTCCAACCGCCCCACGATCATGACCTACGTAGACTTCCACCTGCCCATCGAAGCGCTCACTCGCTGCATACGCAGTCCGACCTTCATCGTTACCCATGACTTCGCCCGTGTACTCGGTGAGGAGTCATGGTTCGACGGCGAAGCGACTGTTAACCGCATTGGTGACTTCATCTCGATGACCACCAGAGGAGGATCCAGCTACGTTCACGGTTTTCACTCGTGGGAGGCTGAGGGAGTCGTTGCCACCGAGCACGGCGTCTTCTCCTATCAACGTGTGTATGATGAACACAACACCATAGTCTTGTGGTGCGTGCCATTGCCAGGACGTTTCAACCCTGGCAGGGACAACATGCTCACCTCCTCAGCCGGTCGGGTCACTGACTTTGACCTCGCTGATGGCTCCAGAGTAACCCTTGATGGCGAGCAGTATCGTATTGCCCGCCCTGGAGCCCCCGTGCGCCATGTGCCAGCCAAAACTATTCTGAGAGTGGCTTTTCAAATGTGCATAATGGCGCGCGATGAGAAATGGTTGCCAAACCTCCATGGTGTCCTTCGTGGACGCTTCGCCGCCGACAAGGTGAACGAGGAGTGTTTGTTGCCTGCCCAGCAGCTTTGCGTGGAACTTAGCGACCTCATGGCCATGTGCTATCGCCGTTCCGCGATTGGAGACCCCGACTCCTACGGTCCTCTTGCCAGGCCGATTGTGCGCATGTATTTGCGCGTGTTGTCCTGTCTCCCTTACACTGCTGAGCAATTTTGCACTCGCCTTGTGCTAAACTTTCTAGCTATGCTCCATAAGCCCGGCCCGACCTTGCCTACCTCTTGGGCGTGGAACACTGTCAAGGTGCCCACCTACGAGGTGCACTGGGACCAGGTAGCTAGCAAGCTCGTTGACGCACAGAATGGCCTCCGTGTAAAGCAGCCCTTTCGAAACTCAGGGGCGGTGGCTGGTGCCCCCGCTCCTAACCAACCTTGCGCCCCTCCCCGCCCTGACCAGAGAAAATCAAATGGCCGGGATAGAAAAGAGGGTCCTGGCGGTGGTTCCAAAACCACATCCGGACCTCATCAGGGGAAGGACAGAGTTGCCCAGAACGTTTCACACGGCAGCAAGTGCCCTGTGTCCAACACGTACCCCCGCAACTGCCGACACTGCCGCGCCGTATCTCGGGATACCGCCCATCTACCTGCAACCACTCCAGCAAACCAGCCGCGAGTGGCAGGAGGCAGTGCTGGACATCGCCCGCAGGCGCAAGGTTCAAGACCCAACTCTACCGTGGTCAGTCGTCCCCACTTTAGAGGAGCTAGGAGACAGCTCGTGCTGCCATCTAGGCCCAATCCCGGACAGGAGAGACAAATTGACACATCCTTGGTTCAAATCAAACCTACATCGTCTCGTCTCCGAGTTCTGGAAGCTCCCCGAAAACCAGTGGCTGGACGCCGCGGATCCTCTTCCTTTTGAGGAGTGGGTCTTGCGCTTCCCTCTCGCCCGCCGACCGTTACTCCGGCAGGCAAGAGAGGAGGTGCATCAGCATGGCTTGACGGATAAGGATGCCGTCATGGCTGTGTTCATCAAGACAGAGACTAGCACTACTGCTACTGACCCAAGAAACATCAGTCCGAGACAGCTGAAGTTTCTCTCTGTCTTAGGGCCCTATGTGGCCGCCATCGAGAAACAAGCCAAGCGCTGTTCCTACCTTGTGAAGGGACTTGTCCCTGAACAACGTGGAAAGCGCACCGCCCAGTCCTGGAGGGCTGAAGTCATTGAAACCGACTTCAGCCGTTTTGACATGACCGTCTCCCAGGACTTCATAGAGATCGTAGAGAGATCCATGTTCCGTCGCGCATACCCAGCCGGCAGCCACCCTGATTTCGATTCATGCCTTCAAATGCTGAGTCGTATGACGGGAGCTAGCAGCCTGGGGGTCCTGTATTCAGTGGCAGGTACTCGCGCGTCTGGCGACGCCCATACCAGTATTGCGAACGGGGTGCTAAACCGTTTCGTCATATGGGCGTGCCTTAGGAACCTGGACCCAAGCACCTGGGACTCTTTCCACGAGGGCGACGACGGGATAATTCATTGTGACAAGCCCGTCAAGCAGGACATTTGCGATTATTTGAATTTCGCTGCCCTGCTAGGCTTCAAACTCAAGGTGGTTAGGCCACTGTCTCATGAGCACGCCAACTTCTGTGGTAGACATACATGTTCAGTTTGCCACAAGGAGTTTTGCGATTTGCCGCGGACCCTGTCCAAATTCCACGTGACCTTCAAACAGGGGGAACCTAAGTCCCTGTTACTCGCCAAAGCCTTGTCTTACATGGCTACGGACAACCACACTCCCATCATTTCGGTGCTGTGCCAAGCTCTCATAGAGCACCTCAGCCCCGTAGTCTCCAAGCGCCTCCTCGCTCGACGAATTGCTGCCTTGGGGTGGTGGGACCGGGAACGAGTAAAACAGGGAATGGTCACGACCCAGTTGGAACCCACTGCATGCTGTCGCGCCGCAGTCTGCTCCGTTTATGACTGGGAACCAGCCCTACAGCTGGCTTGGGAAAGGCAACTCGCAACTTGGAAGTACGGGGTCACTTGGCTTCAACCACTCTCCGTGGATGATTACCTTGTTGACAGCGATGCGGTAACCATTTACCAGGGTTAAGAGCCGGCGTTGGTCTTCCGGCGGTTCCTTAGACCCCAGTCGTAGTCCTTTGGACACTCATGCCTTCAAAGTACTGTTGGCACGCCCCAGTGCGTAGTTCTTGCCCCATTTGCAAGTATGACTGGAAACAACCGCTCAGCCAATGCCGGCCGCCGCAAGGCGACCGCTCATTCCCAGAAACCCAAGCGTGCTCCCCGCAGAGTGACTCGCAGGATGCAGGCCCAGGCCGTCCAACCGGGCGGAGTCCTGGCCCCGCTCATGGAGTCAAACGCTAACTACCGAGAGATGAAAAACGGGTTCACCCGTGTCGCAGGCAGCGACTTTCTCGGCACAGTGAGCGTCACTGGCTCCCCTGCTGATGCTGCTTCGCGCATCCGTAAGGTCTTGTCCATTTCACCGAGCGCCTACCCAGGAACTCGGATTACACAGATGGCTGACCTCTGGGAACGGTTCATCTTCCGTAAATTCCGCCTGCGTTATGTCCCCAGTGTGCCCAACACACTGGCCTGCCAGGTCATGATTTACCAAGACACTGATCCCCAGGATGACCCCACTGTCATCACGGACCCTGACGCACTCGTGCGCCAGGCCACTGCGCAAACAGGCTCACAACAGTGGAATTTCAACTCGGCAAAGGCCGTCCATCTCGCCAAGCGCAGTGATGGGCAGCTCTATTACACCGGACCGGTGAAGGAGAACCCCCGCTTTAACCAGCAGGGTGTTGCCTACCTCATACAAGTCTCCGAGGCTCTCAACTTCAATGGCGAGAAGCTCTCTGGTGACCTTGAGTGTGGCTCACTGTACGTGGACTGGGAGGTCGATTTCCAGACTCCCCAGATTAATCCCTCTGCAGTTGTCTCCCCACCCACACCACCCCCCGGTAAGGACATTTGCCCTGTGCATACCCTGTTTGTGGACGACTTGGCCGGCGTCAAGATCGTGCCTGACAAGGTTGGTATCTTTGGCACTGCCAAAGTTTGGGTGCAGCGGGTCAACTTCATGACCCAATCATCAGCTGCCACCCCCTTCACCGTCAAGCTTGGCACCGACAAGATTGTCGACTTCCAAGGCAACGGTAATGTTGACATTCAGGAAACAGAACTCCCCCTTGAGGGCGCTCTCCTGGTCACCACCGAGCTTGACAGACCAACCAGCATCACCCTCGGCTCCAATGCCACCTTGCGCAAGGTTGCCTAGGTAGGAGTCGCTTCTGCCCCCCCCCCCC